TTTATCATCATTGCTGACAATCGTTCCTTTTGCATCAATCCTCACCATCATTTCCACCTCCTAACTTTCCGGTGTCCTTTCTAAGCAGCGCAACATCTCCACCAGGAACAGGCGCAAGATTAAGATACTGTCTCACTTCGTTGATTGTCATAATTCCCCTGTCAACAAATGAAGTAAGCTGCAGCTTTGTACTCATACTTGCAAAAGTAAGATTGCTGCTTTCAAATATAATTTTGTTGCCAAAGTTTCTCTGCTTTCTGGAAAACAGTTTTCTTGTATATTCATTTGCCATCTGGCATATTACCGGCTCGATCACAGCTTCATAATACGATATCCATTCATCTTCATTGTAATTTGAATGTACAATTTTATCATTGGTATTAAAAAAGCCATACACTCTCTGTATGGTCCTATCTGTCTGTGCCGCATTGGGAACATAGTCATTTGGTTTTACCTGCTGTGCATCGGCTTTAGAATCAACTGCTGCCACTCCAAATGATTTTGAAGAAGTATTCAGATAGTTTTCGGCAAACTGCTGTGCCTGTTCTTCCAAATCTCCCGGTCGTATTGCGCTTGTAAATTTAAGCAGCCATCTTATCACAGCACCATTTTTAACAGCCTTGATAATTCCCTGATCAGACGTGGTTACAACATCCATCAGTTCCGCCAGAGCTTTTCCCGGTGGCTCTCCAAAAATATCATTGTCACAAAAGTCTTCACGCAGATGAATGATGTCCGTATATGGTATCTCCATCCATTTGCCATTTTCAAAATAAAATTTCAAATACAGCACCTGATTATAATATTTAGCATCAACAGAAGATGCAGGTATCGGATACAATCCACATGGGAGGTCAAAAGTATCTCTTACGATCAAAATAAAAGCATTGTGATTGAGCGCAAGCTGATTGGCAACCTTCTCCTGCATCATCTGTCCTGACATATATTCGTTTGGTTCTTCCAAAAGATTTTTAATATACGGCATAGGATTTACTGCAATATCCTTTGAACCTTCTTCATTGAAGGTTTCCCTGATGTGCTTTGCTACAGCCTTGCCTATCGCCTTTGTCTTTGGTCTTATACAGGAACGTACTATATCAGACTGATATAACTTACCATTCCACGCATAAAATCCATTGCCAATATCAGTGATCATTTTGAAAGAGCTTTTCTTACTCACATTTCTAAATTTACTAAAAAATCCCACAATTTCTCCCTTCCGAAATTATAAAATTGTGTCGGAATCCGACACAATGAACGTTATATAAGAGACAGATATTCTTCTAAGTGATTTTCAAGTATGACATATGCATCCAGCAGACCTGCAAGTCCATCAATTCGCCTTGTAGGACTTGTACCCTTGCATGGCTGTATATTGTTGTTCTTGTCAATATCAACAGCGGTATTACAGATACACCATTTAAGTACCGGATTGTTATTGTATACAATTCTATTTGCCTTAAGGTCAGCTCCCAGAGATTTCATTGGCGAAGATAGCGTTTTCTTTCCCTGTGCCACAGGTTCCATGACGCAGCGTCCGAAAGTATCATTCATTTCTTCTACGAAATACGTTGCACTCCATGCATCATATCCATCTTTAAACAGATAAATGTCTTTTTCCTGCTGCATCTCCCTGAACCAGTCCACGACATATTTATAATGAATTTTGTTGCCGGGACAGGTGCGCATCCACCCCTGTTCAATCCACAGATCATAAGGAATTTTATCTTCCCTTACACGCTGCTCTACAAGATCTTCCGGAATCCAGTACATCTGTTCTACATAAATATGATTATCGTCCGGCACCATAAAGATCATTGTTGCATTAGTCAGGTCATTGGTTGATGATAAATCATTGCCACCAATTCCATATCGTGGCTTAAGCTTTGCTATATCAAATACTGCATGATTATCAATATCTTCAAAATTAAGCCAGCTTTCTGAAGACGTCTCTCTGATATTAAACTCTTTACATACAAGGTTCTTTACAAGAATTGGATTTTCCTGTGCTTTTCTTACTTTATCTCTCAGGGTATCCTTATTCTTGATGGTTCCCAAGCCGGGATTCGCCTTGATCCAACATTCCTCATCTACCCATTCCTTTCGGCTATCCAGTTCATAAATGAACGGAAACAGATGTGGGTCCTTATATCCATTGTCATCAAAAAGACCATTGATAACTCTTTCAGCTTCATCATACTTCTGGTCATAGATATCTTCTCTAATAGTTCCAGCCGTAGATGTAATATAAATAAGCGGCTGGTCTCTTGCAGTTACACCATCCGCCATAATATCATACAGAGCCTTACCATTCTTCCACTGATGAATTTCATCCATCATGCAGCCATGAACATTGAGACCATCCAGACTGTCCTTATCAGATGCAAGCGGTCTGTATACGCCATTATTAAATTCTTCACTTGATAGTTTTGATACAAGCGGCTTAATTCTTTTACGAAGTGCCGAGGATTTAAGAACCATTCTCTTTGCCTCTTCCCAAATAATATTAGCCTGCTCTCTCTTAGTTGCAACAGCGTATACTTCCGCTCCCGGTTCTCCATCTGCAATGAGCAGATAAAGTCCCACGATTGACGCAAGCAACGACTTACCATTTTTCTTACCAACAATAAAAATGGACTCTCTGCACTGCCTGTTGCCATTGTCATCAATGAAGCCAAACACTGCTGCCAGATGCGCCTGCTCCCAAAGTTCCAAGCGCACATCATTGGTAGTTCCCTTTTTATGTTTTGACAATTTACAGTAATTTTCCGCAAATTCCAAAACATGGTTCGCTCTCCTGACAGAATAATGATACTTGTCCGGATTCTTCACATGCCATGCAAGATACTTATACCACCTGTACATTTTATTGCATACTTTTATCTCACCTTTTTCAATCCTGTCAAAATATTCAAGGATAGGATTGTACTCTAAACTGTACTTTCTCATACATCCTCACGCCCTCCAACAAATTCCTCAAAGCCATCATCCTTTTCAATGATCTCACTAGGTTTTGTTTTCGGAAGGCAGTCAGTCAATATCTTCATTGCCTGCGTCTGTTTCTGAGAAAACTGTAGATATAGCTGTGCGTCAGGACTCTGTTTAGTACCATATTGATTCTCACCATTCTTGTACTCCACTGTAGTACCATCACGAATGATACTCTCCCTGAGATCCTGCATGGTGATACTCATAAAAGCCACATCATCAATGGTGGCAAAGACAAGTTTCTTTTTGTTCTCATCAATCCCTTTAAACAACCGTTTTAATCTTCCAGTTTCTTTCTTAATTCGCTTTTGTTTTTCCAAATACTGAGAAATACTGTCCGCTTTTTCATCTCTGCGCATTGCTTCTTCTTCAATTTCTTCCGGTGTAATCACTCAATTCTCACCTCCTGATACCACACCCCCCTTATGAAATGACCTGCGTTTTAAACCAATGTTGGCTACCGGTGTTTTCAAAACGCCACAAACGCCCTAAAACAGGGGGGTTAAAGCTTTGCTATTGGTTGTCCTTTTTCATCGAATACAACTAGCAAGCTCTGCCTTTTGTTTCTAACTCCATGCCCTTCAAACTTATCATGACAGTCCTTGCAAACGTACTCCAAATTGTTATGATTCAAAGTAATATCAGGATCTGATATGTTTTCAGGCGTGATATGTGTACGATGATGTACGATATAGCCAAGCTGCTCATGACATACCTGACACATTCCCCCATCAATCGCAATCCTTTCACTTATGAAAGATCTTTTACAGTCCTTCCAGGCTTTGCTGTGATAAAATTTTATTGCATATTCCTTAGCCATCACTCAACCTCTCTCATTTGACATATCTTTATATTTTGTCAAGTCACATTTACCAGTCTTCTTTCATTATAGTGCGACAAATTTATTTATCTTCATTTGACGTATCTCTAATATGTCAAATGTAACGCATAATAAAAAAAGAAGCTATCTTTTCCGCTTCTTAAATGAAAGATTCTTTATCGCTTTATCTTTGTTATCCTGATTTATTCCAATATATCTTAACGTAATTGATATATCTGAATGATTAAGAATCTCTTTT